ACATATCCAAGCATTAACTTGGACTTCATCTAAATCATCAATATCGTCTGCAAGTTCTATACCGACTTCACGTGCATATTCTGCATCCATGATTCCCCAGTATTCAAGAACTTCAAAGTTTGTTTGATAGTCTTCATCAGCTCTTGCATCATCTTTTAAATGTGACTCAAAGCTTTTCTCTTCATAGTTAGCACCCATCTGTAAACAATTACGAATAGCATCCTCATCAAAGTAAGGCATGTTACGTAGCTGTCTAAGTTGAGATTTGTTTAGTTTGTGTCTGTGGATAACATATTCACACTCTTCAATACTAGTAGCTGCAGGGTCTGGATAAAAATCCCAACAACTAACAAACTCAATTCGTGGAACTCTAACCTCTAATGGGTTGTAAGTTCTTTCACCGTCTTCATCTGTGTCCCACTTATGAAGTTTTTTGTTAAAGTTAAATGGTCCTTTTACAATCCCTGTGCCTAGCAAAGAAGATTCTAAAAGAGCATTTCTAATTTCTGATGAACCCTTTGATTCATCTATTTGGTCATGAATAAGTTTTTCCATTCTCCTTGCAGCTCGTTGTGCCGGAGAAAGTTCTAAATTAGTAGGTATAGGACTAAAGCCTTCAACTAATTGGTCTTCTACATTACTTTCAAGTGAATCAGAAAAAATACCTTTATTAAAAGTTGCTCCAGGTTTAAGAACTTTACCATCACCTTCATAGCCTACTTCGTATGGATTATCCATTCTGTTACCAATATCATCTGGTAACTCACCACCACCCATAGTACTTTCAATACCTGGTGCTCCTGTTTGAGCATCTAAATGAGCATTAGCTAGTTCTCCTTCTGGAAGTTTTGTTTCTGATATTCCAATAGGAAATTTACCTGTACCAAAGATTACATCAACAAGTTGACCAAAAGCAGCAAGTACTTTTGTTTTAGTAATCTTTACAAAGATACGAGACTTCTCTGAGTCTCTAAACTTAACAGACTTGTTGTAAAGTCCTCTGTAGTTTTCGTATGCTCGTAACCAACGTGATTCATCTGAACGTCTTGCATCTTCAGATATTTGAAATCTACCTTTGATAATACCAACAAGATTACTTCGTTGTTCTATTTCAAGAGCAAGAGTTTTACCCGCTTCACCTTCCACTTCTTCATAAAGATTATTAGCGTTTAAAAATGTATTCTCGTTGTCTGCCATAAAACTTTAATATCCAAATGTTGAATCAGAAGGTTGATGTATTTCTCGTTTCAATCCTCTCATTCTTTCTAGTGGGCTTTCCATTCTTGGTCGGCTCATTATCATATAACGCAATGCATCATATGCGTGGTCAGATGCATGTGTATCTACATCTTCTGGATTCGTTTTAGAGAGTGGTATACTTTGTAGTTCTCGTATTAGATTAGGGCAAGTATTAAATATTTGCAGCTTTGGTCTACCATTCTCACGAACCTTTAGAAACTCGTGTATTTGGATTTTGCCTTGTACTCTATTCTTATCTGCACGTCTAAGTTTATGACCTGCTCTAATTAAGGCTTCTCCAACAGTAGGACCAGTAGTACCTGTTCTAGCCCATGCTGCTGTATCTAATACACCTGAGACCGAAAAAGGGTCTTCAAGTTCCATACTTGTTATTATACCACCTAATTCTTCACCTGTCAAGCCTTTTCTGTATAATTCTCTATAAATTATTAAAGTTCCATCATTTATATCAATAGTTCCCCATAAACAACAGCTTTCTGAAGCATAACCATAGTCAATACCTTTTACTCTTTCCCAAGGTAAAGGTATTTGAAAAGGAGTAATAATGTGTACTTGTGGACTAAACTCTACAAATGCAGCCCCTTCTGCTACATCCCAATTACCTTCAAGCAATTGCCTACGTTGAATTGGTGGTAAAGATTTAAGCATCTGCTCATAAACACCATCCTCTGCAAGATAGGGATTATCAGCTAACTTAGCAGGAATAAACTTACGTGTTAAACCATCAGTGCCTTGAAAGCTTGTGTTGTGTTCTGCAGGTTCTATGTATCTTTTCTTTACCCAATGAGAACCGACACCACCAGGGTTGGCAGTACAACGTAAGTAAGTGGTAATAGAGGGGTCAGTAGTACGAAGTCGTGAAGCTAGATAGTTCCAACTAAACTCTGTGGGTAAATGAGTAATCTCATCAAACCCTATCCAAGAGTAGGCTTGTCCTTGATATCTGTACACGTCTGCATCTCTTTCAAGGAATCCAAACTCTACCTTCGCACCACTGGGAAAATTCCAAAGCTTTTCAACTTCTCTGAACTTAGCACCGGGAAATGCTTGTGGGTATAACTCACGAGACTTATCAATCATCTCACGAAGTTCTGGCATAGACCTTCTAAGTATTAAAGCTCTATGTGCTTTTTTATGGCAATACCTTAGTGGGTCAATAATCATAGCATATGATTTACCACCACCGGCAGCTCCACCATAAAGAACATCTTTTTCTCCCGCAGCAAGAAAGTCTGTCTGTGGACCTTCGTTAGCGTGAAAAATAACTTTAGAATTTTTTAAAGTTTCTTGTATAGAAGACGTGGTTGTTTGTAACTCATCTTCTGTAACAACTTTCGATGTTGTTTTTTCTGTAGCTTTTTTAAGAACTTCTTGTTCTGTTTTTAATCTAGTTTCTTTTTCTTTTAATTTTTTCTTTGCTTGAGCAAGTTCTTTTTTCTTTTTAGCTAAAGTTTTTTTACGTCTTAATTCTAAAGACGGACCTTTATCAATATAGTTTTTTAAAGAAACATGACTTAGTTTTCTATTTGTTTCTTGTTGAATTAAACTAGAAGCTTCTCGTAAAGAACATTTTTGTTCTCGAATTAAAGTAAGATATTTATTTAAAACCTCAAGTTGTTTAGGTATGGGTTTAAAGTATCCTTCTATTTCACTTAGTTCATAACCAAATGGAATTGTTTTACTTTTCTTTTTTAGATACTCCGGAGGTATTGTCATTTCTTTTTCTTAGTAATTTTATTAAGTCATCCCACTTATAAAGCTGTTTAGTT